TCTAGCTTATCATAGTATCTAGGGTCCTCGGTTAAATGGTCCATGGCAATTTCCCTTGCAAGAGCACGGTCACTGGTGTGCTCCAACTCTACTTCTATACCTTTAGCTAGAGCTTCTTCTGAAAAATCAGTTGGTTTTTTATCATCGGCTAATCCTCCCGGTAATTTATCTTTATACTCTGCCATATTATTCACTTGGCGGATGATCTTGATCTATCCACACTCCATTTAAATTTGCACCAGTGTCTTCCATCTTGGTATTAAGCCCAAACTGGCGAATAGTATTTCCTTTATAGAATACGCTGTCTTCATTAAAGCTTGGAAAATAAGTTTCCATTGCAATATCAAAACTTATGTTTACCCGCTGATCTTTCGTGTAATCAAAATTATACTCTTTTTGAAATGATTCAGTATCAGGAAAAGTAAATTGGCCTGGAATCCTAACTCCTCTATATTGAAAATAAACGACTCTATTTTTGTAGAATAGATCAATTACTTTTTCCATAATCTTGAAAGTCTTGTTGAGATTATCACAGATTATTTTGGCTCCAAATTTTATATCCATCGGTAAACTATATAAACGAGCTGAATAACCTTTGTTTACTTTTTGACCATTATCATCTAACTCTTGCTGGGTAAAACTACCTCTAACAAACTTATTTGTAATATCACTTGATTTTATACTAAAAGAATTAAGAGTAATTATTCCTCTTGGAATAATGTCATAGTTTCCTTCTGCAAGAGTGGGTATCTTACATCCTTCAGGTACCTGAATGAAAAAGTCCTTCATAAAACCCTCGTCTCCTGCAAAGTTGTAGAAGAAAGGAATTTCATGTTTCTCTATTTCACCATCTCTTACTAATTCAATTATTATTTGTCTATTCAATACATCTAATAGAGATAGTGTTGCATTTCTCAAAAAGATGTCCTGAACATTTGAGTTTCTTATATTTTGATTATCTAGATTCATACTTTATTATTTATCTATTTCTTGTTATGAATGGAACCTTGATTTGCGGTCTACAATTATCTATCAATAATAACAATGATTCATCTTTGATAAATTGTTGACTTAAAATAAAATCATGCTGTTCCTCTTTAATCATAGTTTTAAATAATCTAACGTTACCGATTTTCAACTTAGAAGTTGGAATAGTGTAAGGTTGATCTATTTTAAAGGTTTGCTCTGTAATAGAAGAAATATTTTCAAATGTCTTTTTAAAATCGGAGTGATTAGAAAGATCTGAAATGTCCTCAACTATATCATATATGTAAACTCCAATTTGTTTAAATTCATTTGAGATAGACACAACAGCGCCATACCAATTATTTGATTTAAAGTTAACTATAGTATATGATTTTTCTACTCCATTTATTTTAACATTGAATATTAAGTCTCCTTCATTTGATGATCCAAAATACTTATTGAATTGTGCATAAATGTACAATCCAGATTCAGACTCATTATCATACCCCTTAATTAAGCTAACTATTTCTGAATCAGGTGGGATATTGAACAGACATGTATATGAAAGGTTATCAGTATCAGTTCCGCTAATTCCAAACTCAGGTTTTCTATTATATACAATGGAAGTTTCCCTTAGTTTTAAAGTAACGGCGTCTTTAGAATCAACCTGACCTATCATTATATCTCTCTGGGTTTTAAAACTAAGATCCTTATATGCTTCTAATTGTAAATATCTTCCTGATTCAGACTGACCTATGTGATCTGGAATTGTATCAAAAGGTCCTCTTACTCTAAGATATTTGACATTTACTCCTAAAACATTTTTATCGTTTGTCATTAGGGCATTGTTTTGCCAAGTTTTAAATATATCACTTTCCTGATATGCTCTAACTACATTAAAAGTTTTTTTGTCATCTACTGTTCCTGCATCAGTTACAAGTTCTTGTGAAGTAGATAACAGAGGGGAGTCGCTAGTTATAAAATAATTATTTGTACTTGATTCAATTCCGCTTAAGTCATAATAATTTTCCATGAGCGGTGCATAATTGAAATTAAATTTAATATTTTTAATTTTTAGATCAGGGTGAATAGAGCCCCTGGTGATGTCATATTTTTTGGATATAGTTTCATATTGCTCAGGCATCTTAGCGTCCTCGATGTCATCCTTGACCTCCTCTGCGAATAATTCTTCAGCACTAGTTATGATATTGTCCATGTACTGACGATCCTCGTCTTTCATTAACATATCAATATTTGGATTAAATTTATATAATTGAATTTTCCAATAGCTAGGCTCCATCATGAAACTTCTGTGTAAATAGGATCCCTGAATCTCAAACATTCTGTTAATTAGAGGAAAATACAAAAAGTCTCTCTTTCTAGGTTCAGATTCATTTCCAAAAATAGATTGAAAATAACGGTGATCTATATGGACCTCGAAAGGAACCTCAAAATCAATTCCAAACTCGGAGAATTTTGGTTTATTGTCAGGAAAGTTGTTATCCGGTACAAGTATTTTAATACATTTACGATCCACGTTTTTATAAAGAGTCCATTCCTTAAAGATGTAATCACCACTATCGGAATCAGGTACCGTTCTAAAGTAAACAACTTCATGACCAAATATTTTGTTTGTATGGAAACTGAGTTCCTTGTAAATTCCAATTGCACTATCTACTTGGTAAGGTCTAAATGTTGCTTCTCTTTCAAAGATTAAGGCTGGACATTTCTCATCACTACACGTAACAGGAGGAGTTATCACACTAGGTAAACCTGGATCATTCAATGCAGCTCTTATTTTAATCTCATTGATTAGTAGAGGAGACACTAACTCTTCAAAGGTACCATCATCGTATTCATATTTGATTTGAATATAGACATGGTCGTTTGGATTTAACTCTATGTCAGTTATGCTGTCTAAACCAGCAGGATCGAGGCTCGTAGGAGTGAATCCGTACCACAGAGACCAATCAATATTATTAGTTGAGTATCTAAAATATCTTTTTAAATAGGTTAAATCTAGGGCATCTGGTGAAACCGTTTCGATATCTTCTAAGATATCAACAATTGAAGTTATCCCCTGAATAGGATCCGGAATTGAAAATATTCTGAAGTTTTTACTAAACGTTAGATTATTTGAACCTGCATCAGGTATGATTTTTATAGTAGCATTCATCTATAATTAGTTCTGCTTATTTTTACTTATATTGTTATTTATTTGATTCTAGAATCCCTATTTATAATAGAACCTGTAGGTTGAATTTTTGTAGAATATATAAAATAAAAGAAGTTAATTGAAGTCTAATTACATATTAGATCCCATGTGGATTGCTAAAAAGGATTTTATAGATGCCGAATATTTTGGGTATATCTTAAAAGCTGCTGAATTAAAATACATGAAAGAGCTTGAGGAAGGAAACGCTGAGTATTTCTACGAAGTTCTATTTAACTACTTAAATCTAAACAATTTAGTATTAGATAGCAATATGTTTGATTTCAAGATGAAACCATCTTGGAAAAATGCTAGAATAATGGAGATTTCAAAGGAACTTTCTTCTTTTTACAAATCAGACAATCAATCTGGTGAAACTATTAAGTACGCTAATAATGTACTTAAAAATCTATGTATTAATTACTTAACTTCACAGTGTGACATATTTGATATTAGAAAATTGAACGTCTATTATGTAAATAATAAAATTCAAAAATTATATTGGATCTACGTTATAATCAATGTAAATGAAGATTCTAAATACGAAGTATGGAGGCTTAAAATGGACAGAAGATATAGTAGAGGTTACGACTTCAAGAAAGTAGAGACTATTCAAGTAGATAATATAGAGGAAACTCCAATAAAAGATAAAATTCAGGAATTAGATAATCCCGAGTTAGATAGACTAGATCCTGATGTTAATCTACTGTTTTGTATATGTAAAGAAAAGGATACAGATACTGATCAAATAGCAGATTGTATAAAAAACACAATTCTGCTAAACAAACTTATAGGAAATGACAATAGGTTTGATCCAAATCTTATTGAAAACTCTCTAGAGATTTTAATGGACGAACAAATCTTACCATTTAAGATTAGCGAACAGTTTCTTTAAATAGAGTCTTCTACTGTTAATCCATTTGATTCTAAAATACTCTTGATTTCAGAATAACCAAATTCATATATAGTTTCAGAGCTAAGTAATTCCAGTGCTCCCGGACTACCATAATTAGAAACACCAAATCTCTTGTATACCAGATTAGATGTAACCGTTGTATCGGGTTTGTCTTTTCTAGCTTGTTCATTTAGATATAGGTTAACCCAGATATCAACTCCACTATTCTTTGAATAAGTTAGTTTTTGAATGTTTAAGTAAGCCTGATTGGTTACTCCTCCACTAGTTGCAATTTCGCTTGTAATAATTAATGCCATTTTTTATTATTTTTTGTTTTTAATATTGTTGTTCTATTACACTGACCGACGCGGCTATACTGCTAATGTTGACAAAAGGACTGGTACCTATCCATAAAAAGTAAATGGTTAATAGTCCTGAGCTATTAACAGTTCCAGTATAAGAAAACTTAAGGTGATTACTGACGGCTGTTCCTGCAAAATCATATTTAGGCGTTATTTGTATAGTTGTCTTATCGGGATCCCATGTTCCTCCTAAATTAAATTGTATAAATCCACCGCCGTTTCCGACATATACTGAACTTACAAATCCATTACCTGCATAGGTAATTGTTGGGGCAAATCCATCATAATCGTTTACAAATGTTATTGTTGCCGGGCCAGATAAACCAGAATTATATGTTGCTAAAAAGGAGCCGTGAATCTCTTTGATTTTACGAGTAGTGTTATTTATTATTACTCCACCAACTGATAAATCTCCGCCTACTTCTAAATCTCCGGATAGGGTATTTGTGTCTTCACCGGTGATACTTAATCCTTTTACTGGGTTAGCTGTGGTTATTCCACTAAAAGATATATCTATTCCATATACATCAGTTGATTGGAGGTTACTAACCGATAGGTTTATACCCTTTGCGTCACCAAAGTCAACATCAGTGTTCTGGATAGATAAGTTACTTAATGTTAGATTATTAGCAACTGAATCTGAAACAAAAATATTAGATCCAACTACAACTGAAAGACTGGTCGATTGCATGTCCATTTCGGTGAAGTTAATAGACTGACCTATTGCGACGCTAGCTATGCTGGATGTAGGGGTTACCCAACCTCTGGACTGAATAGTTAATCCTGCCTTTACGCTGCCAAGTGAGGCAATTGTCAATGGATCGTTGTTGTTTAAATCAATCTTAAGTTTACTAGTGTTTATTCCTTCACCAGTATCAACCCAAAGTCCTCCTGAGCCAATGGTTGCTGATCTTCCTACTTGAAGAGTTTCTCCAACTGACACTGAATTAGAAACCTTAACGTCTTTTGATTGAATGTTTCCAATTTTAGCAGCAGGTGAGTTTATACCATCTATTTTAACTGAGTTTTAACCTGCGTCGTCGATTCCGTTACTAGCGGCAATGGTAAATATTCTATCACCAACCATGGTCATTTTACTAGGGTTACCGTTACCTGTAGCCGATGTAAATGTTTCTAAAGGTTCTAATAATAGAGGTGCGTTTTCATCACTTATATCATATGTTAATATTGTTGATCTACTTACTGTAGTATCCTCTGCGTAAATATATGCAAATTTACCCGAAACCTCTACATCGTAACCTGTGTGGTTAGACGGTAATGTAGTATTACTTATTAAGCTAGGTGAATCAGTTACGTCGTTACCCGTATCATAAATATAGAAACTGGTTTCATGGGCTATGTATATTCTAGATCCTTCTACTTTAATTGATCCTCGCTGTGAATAATTTACAAGAGGATTAGATTTAATGAAAGTAGTATCCGTATAAGCAGTAGTCGATAACAAAGTAGGATCAAATATTGATATCTTTTCAATACTCGTGTAATAAGTAGGAGATGGAAGAGTAGTAAATCCACTTGATAGTATATATGCAACCTCTCCTTCTATATCAAAATCTATGTGTCTTGTGTCTCGTGTTTCAGCAATATACGTGTCATCTATGTAAGGTCT